AAGTGTACAAAATATGAAATCTTTGATGGCTCTTGCGCATCTTGATTCCAGTTTCTACGAATAGATAATATTGTTCGTGAAAACTGATCTATTGTAACTATGTATGGAAGTTTAATACCATTTTCATTTTCAAAACCTGGTATATCTGCATTAATATGCATTTCCAAAATTTCATGTTCATCATCATCTGATGCATAATTTTTTTCTAATCCTTGTAACTCGTCTACTTTATCTTGAATATCAGTAGGATCAACTTGACCACTTGATAATTCAACATCACGGTAAAATCCACTAATTTGCAATTTACGAACGTCATTATTGTTCATTTTAAGCATATGTGTAACTCTGTCTGCTTGGTCTAAATCATTCGCCATATAGTTAATAATTAAATCTTCAGCAGCAACAAATTTAGCTACAGCACGTTTTTGAATTGGATCAAAATATACTTTCTTAAAAGCTGAACCGGCGAGTGGTAAATAAAACAATAATTGGTCCATTTCTGGATCATATTCTTTCATTTCATGTGTAATTTGAAAATTCATGTATTCTTTTACACGATCTGCTTGTTGTTCAATATCTGGAGTTGATGCTCCAACTATTTGTGTGCGTACGGGGCCGCTTGGGGGGAGAAGTTCCTTGTAAGCTTGAGCTTGAAACTGTGTAACAGATTCAGCCAATAAAGGATGTACGACCCCTGACGCACCTTCGAACGGTTGGGTGCGATCTTCATACTTGAAGCCTAACATGTCCAAACCTTTTATGTAAGTATCATGCCAGTCTTTTCGCGAGTCCTTATCCGCTTCGAAAGCTCCTAAAAAGTCACTTGCTAATTTTCCTAGTTGAATATCATCAAGATAATCTGCTAGGTTTGCATCGAATGGTATTTTTGATTTATCGATGGGTGCGTTTGGTTCAAAATTAACTTCTGCGCCACCATCTGGTGTTTCCAGCAATTCTACATCGCCTTCAAATTCTACAGTTTGTTCTGGTAATTGTACTTCTTGGCCAACTGGTTCAATATCCAATGCGCCTTGCAATGCTTCCATTGCTTTTTCAATATTATTATTTTGATTCTTTTTTGCCATTATCTCCCCTTTTTGGCTATACCACCTTTTTTATACAATGGTAATCCCTTGGCAATTGTTTCTTGCGCAACAGGATCTTTGATTGATAAAAATGGTATTCTCCACGCCCTTTGTTTGTCATCTATTATAACAGATTCCATTAATTTTGCATTACTTTTCTTTTGTACGTTTTCTAACGCTTTTTTCAAAATAGGACCATATGCTGCTAAATTTCCAATATAACTTCTATCATTAGGTTGAAGTGATCTATTTTTAATAGCTGATGATGAAAAACCAACGCCGTCATAGTTACCATCTTTCGCCATACGTGTTAAGTATTTGGAAACAAATTCCATATAGTCTTGTGAGCGTTGGAATGGTCCTTGTGGCACACTACCACCACCTTTTCCAATATTCTCTTCTACAATCTTTCTTACTTTTTCACGTTCTTGGTATAATTTCTTTAACGCGGGTGATTTTGGATTAACAGAAAGAATTTCTTCTATACGCGCAGTTATTGCCGCAAGATGTTTCATATTATCATCAATAACAACTTTATCCGCACGTGTTGCATACCCAGCACCTTTTTCACCTGCACGCAATGCACTTTGTATTGGTTGGTGCATATCAGATTGTATTTCTTCCACGAATAACATTCTTCTTCCAAATTCGTCTGTACGATCCGATGTTCTTACATGCACAAACGCATTTTCACGTCTTGTAGCAGAAACACCGAAATCATGTTGGTATTCATACTTTGGTTCACTCTTACGCAATTTTCCAGGATTATATTTAAATAAAAATTCTTGTGTATTATCGCCACCACCTAGTGTTTGTTGTCCACCATAATTAGGACTTCGCACATATGCTTTTGAACCATACGATATACCTTTTTTATTAAAAGCACTTGCTAAATTAACAAGTGGACGTTTTAATATAAATGGTACACCACTTCCTGATCCAATACCTTCTTCTAAAGCATTTTTTATACCAAAATTCTTTAACATGTAATCATCAACATTCGCCGCGATTGTCTCCGCTGCTTTTACATTAACTTTATTGTTTTCCACTAAACCAGGCATAGCTCCTTTTAAATATTGAATCATTCCACCTATTTTTGGATCATAAGCAGCTGGATCAAGGTTTTTCATATCTTTATATATATTTGTTAGTGTTTGCTCTGATGTTCCTTTTCCAAGTGGAGTAACTTCTAGTGTTGGTGCAATTTCATCAAATTCTTTTAATAACTCTTTTTTAGATATTTTTTTATTACCTAAACTTTTAAGGAAAGGCTCTAGTGATGAATCATCCAGTTCATTTGGACGAACACCACGTGCTTTTAAATAACCAAGCCAGTTTTGTGCCGGCATTGCTTCTTGTGGTGCATTATAAATCTCGTCACGTGAGCGCCAGAACATTGCTGGTACAGGTTCTTTTTTCACTCTTTCTTGAGCAAGCACGGTTGCTGTAACTCTATAATCTTTAGTTAGTGATTCATCACTTCTTATAAATCTATCTGCTTCTGTTCTTGTTTTAAATTCTTTAATTGGTAATCCTTCCTCGTCAACAACAGTCCATGGTTTTTCTATTTTTTTTCCTTTAGAAAGATCTAATACCTTCTCTGCTGTTTTCTTTGGTGCTGCTAATTTTTCCATGTAAGGTTTACCTCTACCTAAAATTTTAGGAAGTGCTTTTAATACACCTTTAACCACACCGCCAGCTGCATATTCCTGGGCCTCGAGCGGCGGTACAATATCCACCATATGATTATACTTTATATCTTTCATTTTACCTTCTTCATGATAACATTTCCTTTGTCATCTTTCACGTATTTAAATTTCGGCTTTTTGCGCATTTGTTGTAGCACATCATCCCACCAATCATATACACTATATTTACCAAGAGACATTTTATCTGGATTAATCATAGTCTGTAATTGATAACGCATTAATCCTTCTCTTGGTCCTGTTACAATTTTAGCAGTATTTGCAGGATCTAAAAATGGGTATTTTAAAGGTCCTTCTTTTTGAAGTCCTGCTATAATTCTTCTTTTTAACATTTCTTGCTCCCATTTACGATCTGCTAAACGCCCAGAACGAAAAACATCTTCTATGCCTCCGGCTGAAGGAAATTTAACTATTTTTCCCGCTTCTCTAGACGCTTGAATCATATCATCCGTAGGCCAAAATTCTGTATGTTTAAAAAATTCTTCATCCTGCATACGTCGTAGTGAAGATACAGGTCCTGGGATCTCGGACCTCACAAAAGGCCACGTGGTTTTTTTTCCATATTTTTCATCAAGATATCTTGCTAATTTCATTTGACGTTTATATTTCGGACCCATTAAAGGCCTAGTTCCTTTAAACAACGTATCCATAATTAATTTTAATTCTTTTTTAGATAATTTTTTAGCAAGTTTAGGAAGAATCTTTGCGCCAATATTAGCAATACCACCAGCTGCGAATCCAAGTACATCCTTATACCCACGATCACCACGAATAAGCATATTCATCCATTGTCTTTTTAATTTTTCCCAATTAGCGCCGGAATGTCCAAAAGGACCAGTGAAAGGATTCATCCCACGTCCTGTTTGTTTAGCAAGAAAGTCTGCTTGTTTTGTTAAATCATATCCTTCACCAATTGGCTTTCCTCTAATAATAGATGTAAGTCCAACATCACCATAAAGACGACGCATTTCATCAATGCCTTTAAGCTGTGATGGGTACTGTAAATTTTCTTTTCGAAGTGCATTAAAAATAAGTCTATCAGTAATATCTTTTGCTTTATTTATTGCACCAAGTTCAGGTTCCCACATACGCGGCTTTGCTCCAGCTTTCCACGTTTCCAATGATGCTAAATTTCCTGTTTTTAAAAAATCTTCATATGATGCACCAATAGGTCCTTTGTGCCCAACTGTTTTAAAATACGGCGCAAACATTTTTTTAATAGACTCCTCTGTCATTCCTCTTGCTTTCATATAATTATAAACTTCATCTCTATAACGATATAAATCTTCCGCGAAAGCTGCATCTGCTTCATCTATATACGCAGCACCTTTTCCTCTGTAAGAAGAAACTTCATCGTAATATTTTTCCATGAAATTTTTATCTTGTATATTTTTCTTAAATTGTGATTTATGTTTATCCGATAATTTTCTAATTTGTGATTTAGAATAATCACCAAGTCTAATACCCAACCAATCTTTAGCTTTATCACGGCGTATTGCCTGTTCCATCATTTCAGTTATTCCTCTAAACTCGCTTGATGCTTCATCTAGGTTTGTATGTTTTTTTAAAAAAGTTTTAGTATAGGCATCTAAGTTTGGAAGAAGCGTTCTACTACCAATTCCTGTTATCTTAGGAGCTTGTTTTATTCCCATCTTGTATGCTCTTTCCGATGATGTTAATTTTGGTAATTCCAGTTCATCCCATACTTCTCTAAATAGTCCTGATGAGCGTTCACCATGTTGTTCTTGAATAAGTGGTGCGTGTTTAGGATGTGCTCGTAAATGCTGTTTATTTATTATTCCTGCAATGGCTCCTTCTTTACCAGCGAAATCATACCCAGGATTTTTTTCTTTAAATTCTCTTAATAACTTTTTAATAGATGCTCTAGGATCAGCAACTGACTTTGGTTGTAATTGATTAAAAATTTTAGTGAATAAAGTATTCGGAGCTTCTGTAACATTTCCAGACGCTTGTGTTAGTGGTCTTGTGGAAGACCAATCTGGATATACACCTTTCGTGCCTTTGTTAACTGCTTTATTTAAAGTTTTCTTTAATGCTTTTGCAGCTTCTGTGGGACTAACAACATTTTTATTATTTTTTACATACTGCTTAATTATGGGGGTAATAATACCCTCAACAAGCATTCTGCCTAGGGGATTTACTGCCATTTATAGTCCTTGGTAATTGTTTCTTGGTCCTGGTCTTCTTGTATCCGCCATCTCCATCATGGCCCGGTTGGAAGGTGCAGATGTTCCTGTCACGACGGCATTTCTCATCTCGTTAGGATTTCTAATATCCACGCCCTCTGGCGCCCATGTTCTTGTGCCTGGGACATAGCCGTAAGGTCTTTGGTCAACTACGTCACTTCCTTCTCCTGCAGGTTTCGCAGTTGCTGCGTATGCCATTGCTGGTATTATTGCTCCAATTCCTGTTGACGCTAAACCATATTGTCCTAATCCACGAATTGCTGGCCATGTTAATCTTTTCATTTCGTTCCACATTCCTGGTTTTACTGTTTTAATTTTTTGTCCGGCACTTCTATAAGCAGCTTCCAAATCTTTTCTTAATCCTGAAGAATATTGTGTCCAATAAGGATAAGCATTTCTTAATATTGTTTTTAATTTTTCAGGAGAATGTTGGTATAGGGCATTTTGTAATTTTTTTGCTGCCCAAATTCCTACAGGAAATTCTGCCATTTCATATAAACCGTATGGGTCATCTTTATTATATTTTAATGGATTGCTTGTGTGTAATACATCGATAATATTCTCGCCCATTCCTAGAGGATCACCTCTTGCGAAATCTATAGCACCTTCAACAGGAAGTTTAGCAACATTCCATAACAGTTCTGGTGCGCCAGCTAATGCATTAATTTGTGATCTAATTAAATCTTCAGAGACATCCTTTACATCCCCTAAATTAATATTACTAACTGCTTCAGGGATAGCACCAATTTTTTCTCCAGTCCATTCAGCTGCATCCATTGCATAAGGAGAAGCATAATCATATAAATCTTTTAACCACCAACTATCATCTTCTACATCACTAATATCAACAACATCCCCTTCATCGGTTGTAAGCTCACCAAATTCGGATGATAAGTCGGGCTTATCATAAGGATCAATCCAAGGTTCTAGTTCCTCGATTTCATCACCAAAATATTGTTCTTTTTTCTTTTCATTTTCTTTCTCTCTCTCCCAATATTCTTTTGTCCCATACTCCAATTCTTCGTCTTCAAGAAAATCAGAAATTATAATATCGTCTTTGGCCATTAGTAATAAACCCTCCCCGCGGTTTTATTAGTTGGTTCATCCTCAAAATCATCTTTTAACGTAACATGGTAGCCTTGTCTATATTTCATTAAGGCCTGCGTGGTAGAA